GTAGATGTCTTCATAACTCGGAATGGAATTGTAAGGAATTTCTATTGCGGTTAACGAAATACTTACCGGCGTACACAAGAGCACTGGTAAGTTTGGTTGTCCAACCAGGTAAGTTAGCATCAAGCCATGAGGTAGCGGCTTGAAACTTCGGTGTACCTGATTGAGCGACGGGAACAACATTGGCGGCGTTAGCGTTAGGTTCGGGACGCCACTCAATGTTTTTGGTTAGCTCAAAAGTGAATAAGCATGTTGGCTGGTCAGCATTAATCGAGACTCCCCTCCAAGCGATCCCGTAAACATTGGGAGCTTGTATACGGCCAGCAGCAGATTTACCTGTATTCTGGTTTTCTTGCGCTCGTATAATAAAAGGGGTCGCGTGTTGGTTGCGGAAGGTGTCACTCGCTGCACTAGGTCTACCTTTAATTTCGACGGGACGATTGCCCAATCGACGGACTTGCCTAGCTGCATTGAACAACATGTTCACACTCACCGCTTCTTCGTCGACGGCTCCTCGAAGAACCGCGTCGAGTGGCAGGTTTTCTATCAAGGCCACCTCGCCTGAAGCAAGGCGCTCTTGACCGGTGTACTTCATGCGGATGCACGAGGAAATTGTCCTGGCATCTTGTACATTGTTACTAGCAACCCAATTATGAGCTGGGTCAGCAACTGTGTAAGCAGAAGAATATTGTGTGTTTTCCTGAAAAGAGTCAGATCGAACTTCGCCGTAACTCTCCTTGCCTTCACCGATAACCCTAGTGTTGTAGGGTTGAGTATTGGGATCGCTGGAAGACCATATGAAGAGGTTCCCCCCATACTGATCAACAGGAGTGTGTTTGGCGTCTAATCGATCACCTGCCTGGTGGTAATCGTCCACCCAAAGGATGTAACCACAGGTACCGGTGCTATTGTTGAAAATAGATTTCTTAACACGCATGAGGTTACCTCCTTCGTTCGGGAAAAATCCTGACACAAGAGGTGAGTTGCACGGATCGAACAACATGCGAGCCCACGGGCTCATTGAGGCTTTCTTTTTGCGCCGGCCTCGACGGCGTGGTTTCTGTTTTCGTTCTTTGGTTTTAGGAATCCAAGAAATTCGGCCACAGTTGGATCAGACTATGGCTAATAAATAAGGACTTAAACGTGTACTTGATCCGCCTCTGCCCTTGGGGCTACCACCAGCCCAGTCTTGACCAATGGTAACGATCCCTCAGTGAATTTCAGCGGGGTACACCTCGACATTTTCCTATGGCGAGCAAGAACTGATATGGAGTCAACCTACTCCTTCCATCTGAT